CGTCGCCCAACACCGCTGCGATCAGGTTATCGCGGCGTTCATCCAGCAGCGCCTCGTCACTGACCGTCCCCGGCGTGATGATCCGTACGACCTGGCGCTCCACCGGGCCTTTGCTGGTGGCCGGGTCGCCGACCTGCTCACATATCACCACCGACTCGCCGAGCTTGACCAGTTTTGCCAGGTACCCTTCCGCCGCGTGGTAAGGAATCCCACACATCGGAATCGCCTGACCCGCCGACTGCCCGCGCGCAGTCAGGGTGATGTCCAGCAACTTGGCGGCTTTCTTCGCATCTTCGTAGAAGATTTCGTAGAAATCGCCCATGCGATAGAACATCAGCTGGTCCGGGTGCTGATTCTTCAGGCGCCAGTATTGCTGCATCATCGGAGTGTGGCTGGAAAGGTCGGACATTCAAGGCCTTACAACGTGGTTGTCTATTAGACGAGTCAGGATTGTCTAATATTCTTGCTCGCGGCGCCACCTGCGGTGGCTACGGCCATGCCATGCCGATACATGAAACTTTTACTCGCGAAGTGACATCAGTGGTAAATGCGGACTATATTTCGCATATTTACCCATTCTCCAAAGGGCAACGTACCCGGGGTGGTGGGGGCACAGTTTTTAGGACGGAGCTTCAATATGAGTTTGCCCGATATCAAGGAATGGCACGTAGAAACGTTAAGGCTGACCGTATTTAGCATTGAGCCGATCACTGGAGTGGGTCGTGATTGGTGGAAACAGGCCACGAAATTTGATCCTGAGACTTCGGTCAATCGGCCCAGTGCAGGCGAGTATTTCGAGTCTGGTGAGTTTCTTGGTGGTCAATTTGAACTGAAGACTACTTTTAATCGAGTGGATTGGAGTCTTTCGTTTCCTTTTACTGATTTGCCCGGTGCGCCTAAGCCCGAAGATATACACGCTTTAACATTCAAGTGGCTAATGGCTTTCAAAGCGTGGCTTACAAATTTGGATTTTAATTTGGCAAGGATTGCCGCTGGAGCTATTTTCATAAAAAAAGTTCCAGATGTTTCGGCAGGCAATCATCTTATAAGTGACTATTTGCATTTCGTGAATGTCAATGATGGTTGCGAGTTAGCTGATTTGATGATTCAGGTTAATAGTCCTGCGGTATTTAAGGCCGTAGAGGGGATGCGTCATAACCGGATCGTCAAGTTGGGCGTGTTAGAGCGGCAAATGATTACGATCGGGCCGGCAGGCTTTCCAAGTGCGATATCTGATACCGTGCTGCGCTGTGAATTTGATATGAGTTCGCCTCTCAGTTATCAGCGTGCGATATGTGGGAATGAATCTTACGAATTATTTAGTGAGATGGTTGACTCGTACCTTTCAATACTCAAGGATGGGATAATTGATGAACAGACTTAGTGATTTTTCTGAAGTATATTTTACTTCTACTGAGGCAAGTACCGGTGAGTGGTTCTCTGCTGTTTCGAGTGCTGTGTGTACAAAGTTCGAGGTGTTGTTTGAGGCGCCAGTATGTAATGACTATCTTTCAAATTTAAGTGTTTTAACCCATGCGTTCGCAGATGCTGGAAAGCGTAGTGTTAGGTTGAGCAATAACAATACGATTTTTTCTGATTGGGATCGCTTAGAGGACTCCCTCGCAGATTATAGCTCTGCTCGGGATCTACTCTATCATTGGGAAAAGCATGCTAAGGGGCGTTTCGCTTCAGTGTTTATCGTGTATTTCGTGGAAAAAAATTTCTCGAGGATGAACTTGGATGTGATTAACTCCCTCCTTCTTACTGCGTCTCCGCACCGCCTCACTGAATGGTCTATGGTAGCGCTGCTTAGAGCGTCATACTCGGCGAAACATTTGCTGCCTGGATGGGTGGTGTTTTTTGAAGGCGTTAAAAAAGAACTCAAGGATAACGAGCGGGCTCCCAAGTTGCTTGCGGGACTTGATTTGTAGTTCGTCGAAGTTGTTGGCAGGGAATCGCATGAAGATAGAGTTGAAAAGGTATGATGTTGAGTTGCCGGATAACGTGAATCTTGCGCTAGTGATCACGGGTGATACTAGCGAAGGCGGACAGCGGCACACTGGGTTTGTAGTGAAGGATTTTTTTGGTGATGTCTGGCTTTTTCACCTCGCTTCAAACAATTTATATATTAAAAGCATGTTCACCTCGCGCTACCACTATCTTCTCGTTCCCTCGCTTGAACCTGAGACTGAGCTAGTTATAATTTCATTTCTCGCTGTTCTGTATGGCGTTACCGAGGGTAAAGTACCTTACTCGATTGGCTGGGATGAGAAGCAATACTTCGACTCCGAGGGAGGATTGGTCTTAGGTGATCCGGGAGATGGATTTACATGCGCAACTTTTGTTCTAGAGTCTTTCAAGCGATACGGAATGGATATGGTGGCGCGCGAAACCTGGCCGTTATCTGCAGAGGATTCTGTTTGGCAGGATAAAATTATAAGACTGGTAGATTTGAGCCCCGAGCAATTCTTAGCACAGGTTGAAAAAGTGGGTAAGTACCCTCGTTTTCATCCGGAACAAGCCTTGGGGGCGGCCCACCATTTCACCAATTTTCGCCTTCCATACTCCATTGTTCGTCCGGCCGGAGAGGAGGTTGTTGCAGAAATGGCCAGATTGAGGGCTTAGTTTTCGAAGTTCTTCAGATGTGTTAAGTCTGGGGGCACGCCGATGCGCATCTTACGTAATCTAAGGTAGCGTTGGGTCATCTTCGCGTCCGTGTGCCCCCCAAGTTTCTGAGCGTCGTTCCCCTGATCGTCGGTGTCAGAAAGAGACTTCGCTCTCAGATCGTGAAGGCTAGCGTCTTCTACGCCGGCCTTCCTGCAGCTGATCGCGAAGGCATCTTTCACCGAGCTGTAGTGAACTGGCTTACCGCCGCGCGGAGAGCAGAACAACGTGAGCCCTCGAATCTTCCGAGGCAACGCCTTCACCCGGGTGATCAGCTCCTCCAGATCGGGCGTCATTTGCACCAGCAGCCTGGCGTTCGTCTTCTCTTGCTTGAAGGCGATACCCTCGGCGCTGATATCCGCCAAGCGTATGGCCAAGACGTCACCAATGCGCTGACCGGTCAGGTAGCACATTTCGTATATCACTCGCATGTTGTCGCTGGAGTTGGCGCAGATTGCTTGGAATTCACCGTGGGTGATATAGCGATCGCGCTTGTGTTCTAGGTGGCGCCGGACGCCGATGCATGGATTAGAGTCGACGATCTGCTGCTCTAGCGCGAAGGTGAAGACCGCGCGCAACACCGAGATAACTCTATTCGACATGTTTGGCGTATCCGCCATGTGCATCTTGAGCGCGACGACGTGCCGTTGCAGGACCTCACGGGGTTCGAAGTCAGCGAAGGTTTCCTTCAGACGGTCGCATGCGGCCTCGTACTGCTTGAGGGTGTTGGGCTTGAGGGGCGGCTTCGTTCTTGTGCGCATATGCTCGAGAGCATCGTCGATCAGCTTGGGCATCCCGCCTTGGCTGCCCTTGTCCAACAGCTTTGCGTACTCGGCCAGCGATGCCTGAAAGTCGGTGCCCAGACGCAACCACTTCCCCTTGCGTACCAGGTAATAAGCACCATGCTTTTGGTACATACACGCCGGCAGGTGCCGGTCCTTCTTGCGCGGACGCATTGATTTTCACCTCAACCCAGCCGAAGCTCCGGCCCCTTCCTTGATTGAATACCACCCAGCCGCCCAATGACAACTTGGCGCAGTACTTTCGGGTGACCGTCACCTCCTACCGCGAATCCGTATCGTTCGGCGGTCAGCCACTTTATTTGTGCCCCTGGCTTTTTGTAGCCAGTCAGGTCGGCAACTTCCTCTGCTGTCAGAAACATACCTACCTCCTTTTTAATTGTGACGCAGGGTCACGTTTAAATTCCGTGTCGCGACACGTTTTCGTTATTCGCTGTTGGTGTCGCAGCCTCTTCCCAATCCCAGCTCAACTTCGGATCTGTTGGCGGGATAGTCTCGAGCGTGTGCAGATTCAGCAGCGTGAAGTGCCCATCCATCCAACCGCCGGTGTCAATGTGGTAAACATTGCCGAGGACTGCCGGACGCCGAACCGGCGTGTGACCTACCACGACGGCGCGCACGTTCTTGACCCCTTGGCGGTTCTCGTTGGTGATCCGCTGGCGCGACCACTGACACATGGCTTCTACTTGCTGGCGACCATGGAGGCCTCGCTCAAGCTGGCTGCGCAGCGCGTCCCAATCGTCGAATGGTATGTCCGCGTGGACGACGCCTATCAGTCCAGCGGAGGTTTCCACCTCGATCACCAGCGGCAAGTCGGCCAGCAGTTCCGCATAGCATCCGCGCTCGACGAAGGAACGGCCGTACAGCCACGCGCCTCCATTGATCAGGTGCATATCTCTCATCCGCCCGCCCGGATCTGCCCGGTATGCATCGACCACCATCTGTTCATGGTTGCCGCGCACGGCGTGAAACCATGGCTTGGCGAGCCAAGTGTCGACCTCGGCAGACTCTGGCCCGCGGTCAACGAGATCGCCAACGCTGAACAGGCGATCGATCTCAGGATTGAAGCCAGCAGCATCCAGCGCCTGTTGTAAGCGCGTGAAGTGGCCATGCACGTCGCCGACGGCGAAGTCCCTGCCGGTGGTGTTGATTCCAAAATTCTGCAATCCGCTCATGTGCGGACTCCTGCAATTGCTGCCAGCTCTGCCACCAGCGCATCGGTGCGCCCGTAGAACTTGCCGGCGTCTTCATTCACGAATCGCTCGATCACGCTGGCCACCGCCGCCGAGTTGGATAGCCCGCGCAGATCTGTGTATGCCTTTGGCGCATCTGTCGATGGGGCGTGCACCAAGGCGCCGGCCTTGATTTGCAGCGTGCGCACCGGCCGAACGGCCTTTTCTTTGCTCGTCCAGTTTGTGTCCGGTGTGCACCAGGGCAGCATGTGGAGACACCAGGCACTGCCGGCGGATGACTTCTGCGTGCTCGACCAATATTCGCGTAGCGCGAAAGCCTGGGCTGGCCCGCCCGCACCATCTGCAGGCCAGTGCTTGCCCCACGGCTCGAGCTGTAGCAAGTTGGCTCGCATTACCTGCAGCTCCTCAATTGCCGGGATGTGCCAGCCCCGGTGCCCACGGATCGACATGGTCAGCACCTTCTGCGCGATCGCGCTTCCGGCCTCGGCCATTGCCCGGGTGTTCGCCAAACCGTCGTGGTATGACTTGCTGCCGCGAACGCTCAGTCGCGGGCCAGTCCGGTCCCACCATTGCGCGGGCATTTCGAACCCGCGACCGGCGTCGATGAGCGCGTGCTCAGCGCCACCAAAGAACATGCGGCCGGCGAAGAAGCCGCCGGCGAATGGCTGGCCGATTGCGGGCAGTGCCGCTTGGGAAATTTCCAGACGCTTGGTCATTTACCCTCTCCCGACTCACCTACCGCGCGCAGCTTGAGCGAGATCCCGCAGGCGCCGGCCAACTTGGCCAGCTCGCTGACTGTGGTGCTGGGCTCTTGAAGGGCCTGGCCGAAACGAACGAGGCGGGCGCCCAGGCTTGCAAACTCGTTACCCGCGGTGACGCTCTCACGGTCGCGTTCCAGGAAACTGTTCGGGCTGTTCATAGATTGAACCTCTCATCCTGTGGGAGCGGAGTGGCTACCGAAGGCTTTTTCTCAGTCACTGAACTGGCCTGAGACGCCCTGCCTGCCTCTTGCTCGGCTATGCCGTTCCGTGGGAGCGAACTATCCGGCAAGCAGCTGATGCCGCCTTGATTGATGCTCGAGTAAATCCAGCAGGTTGCGCCGCGTTCCGCGTCGTGAAAGACACTGACGCCGTATGGCAAGCGCTCGGCGCTGGCTTGACCAGCGATCAGCAGTAGGGAGGCAATGATCATTCCGCGCATGGCGCGAACTCCTGCTCACCTGGGTTCTGGCGCATCGCGAGGTCGATCTCTGCGTCGAGATCTCGCTCCGTCAGCATGTTGCCCTGTCGATCTCGCGGCAGCAGATCCTGCCGAGGAGTGTTGAGCGCGACGTCGCGCAACCATTCATAGCGACGAGCGTTCGCCACCATTCGCACGCGCTCATCAATGTGAAGAGAGGGGTGGGCAGCATTTGCAAGAGCATCGAGCAACAGCTGCTGGCGCTTCTGACCATCTGTGTACTGTCGAACAGCCTGAACGAATACGGCATTCATGCTGCGATCACTGCCGTTGGCAATTGCCTCGATCTCAGCGCGCAGTCCGTCTGGTAGGCGCGCAACAAATTTATCGGCTGTTCTTGAATCGAATTGTTTGATGCTCATGGATGAAAGCTCCTGCGATGATTTGTTTTCCAAACGTGGGAGTGGTGAAGCTTTTTTCAGGCCGAGCGAATCCCGGCCGCGGTGTTGGCTTTCGCGAAAATCAGGTTGGGTTAAGCGGTGAGGGCAACCTCGATGCGGCGCACGGCCACGCGGGTTTCAATGCGGCGCTCGCCTGGGCGGCGGATGCGCCCAAACTGTTCGGTGTTAGCTTGCTGGGCAGTCATCACCAAGCACAGCAGGACCACGAGGGGCGCGATGATCTGGCGCTTGAATGCCTCCAGCACAAGGCCGCGCATCGTCTTGACACCAAGCTTGAAGCGGGCGCTTTCAAGACGTTTTTCAGCGGTGGCTGGACTGATACTCATTGCACGACCAATTTGCTTCACCGTCATATCGGCAGCAGCCCACAGGGTGGCTTCAAGCTCCCGAGGAGCCAGGCCCATCTTGAGGTTGCCCTGCCAGTTGCCGGCGGTCAGAGTGCTGGTGGTCATTTCGTGAAGCTCCATGCTGGGTGCGATGGAGTAAAAATTACCAAAGGTAATTATTTATGTAAATACCTTCGGTAATATTAATTTTTACTGGGCAAAAAACACCGCTCAACAGCGGCGGCTTTTTGCGACTAGGGTCTGGATACCCTCACACTCCCTCCGCGCCATACCACTCTTCCTATCAAGGGGAGATCGACGGCTGCTGAACTCGGGATCACCTCGTCGGGGAATAGCTGCTTGTCCTGGTTGTCGCATCTGAGCGTCCAGTTTCCAGAAATTTGCTGCGCTACCCGCCTGACGCTAGTCCTGCCATCAGGCATGCGGACGAGATAGACCTCACCATCCTTTAGGGCCGGCTTGTACGTGTCAATCATGACCACGTCGCCGGACAAAATATGTGGGGCCATACTGTCGTCGCCGGCGTAAACGATGTTGAGACTGCTAAACGAAACTCCCATTTCTTGGAGCCAGCCGCGCCTGAACACCATGCCCTCGGTCAACCCGCGATGTTCGTCGTTCACGTTCGGAACGAAAGAGTTATCGTCTAAATACTGCGGTATCAGGACATATTGCTCGCGTGGGGGGGCATCAATGATGCGAGCGGCTTTAGCCCAGGTTGTTCGAAATGAGTCTGCGGTGACGCGCGACGACGCAACCATCTCGATGATCGCCGCTAGACGCGGACTGAAGTCAGAAACCGGCACATCCAAAATTTTGGCGAATGCAGCCGCGATCTCGGTGTTCAGCGGATTCACACCGTTCAGATAGTGAGAGACAGAGCTTTGGTTGATGCCGAGTTGCTCAGCCAGTTTTTCCTGAGTCAGCTTCAGCTGTTTCTTTTTGGCTGTGAAAATTGCCTTCAAGCGTAGGCATTCTTCTTTGCGGTCAGCAGGTAATGGTTTTTTCATCAGTCGATAATATTCCCATCGGTAATAGTTTAACAAATGCCAAAGGTATTGCTTTGTGAAAATGCCAAAGGTACTATTTTGGCAAAGTTCTGTTTGGAGATTTGCTGTGAAACATACCCAGCTGAAAGATTTCGCGAAGGCTCGCGGCCAGCCAGAGGCAGCGTCTCTTTTGGGAATTACCCAAGGTGCGCTGAGCAAGGCATTACGCGTGGGCCGCGACGTTTTTGTCATCGAACACGCTGACGGCAGGTTTACCGCTTTTGAAACCAAGAGCTTTCCATCGCGGCTCAGCTCAAATCCGTGTGTTGCCCCGACCATGAGCCAAAAGATACGCGCCTCATTGCCGCTTGAAGAGTCTGGTGAACCATCTGTTTATCTATCCAGTGCTGGGCAGTGAGTATGAAAGTTTTCGCATGCGCTCAGGTCAATGATTCCGCGCATGCGCGGTTTCCTGAGCTATTTGTATGCCGTTACCGCCAAATCGTGTGTGGTTTCAGCCAATTGGCTCTATGCCGAAATTTTCTTTCCTTATCGGGGGTAGTTGCCAAGCACTACCTAGGTAAAGGCAAGAAATTTCGGAGGAATTACATAATGCCGCTGGCATGCGTACTCGAAAACTCGCCCCTCCTGAGGCCCTCGATTCATGGGTACCTTACGGATTTACACAATACGGGTGAAAAGGGAAGGCCCTCGCCAGGGCCTGTTGAGCGACTTCCACTGGTTGGCTTTTGCCTGCCCAATGAAAAGGAATACGGCATGAGCCAGCACGCCCCCGCCAAGTTTTTGCTGTCCGGCTGACTTTTCTCCGGGCAACAAAAAGCCCGCTGTAGGAAGCGGGCTTATCACGCCACTCGGTAGGACGAGTGGTTATGTACTTCTTCGTTCTGGAGAACGATATGACGCACCCGAAAAATAGCACCGGACATAACCGGATGCAACAGCAGATGCTCACCACGCATTCGAATTTCTACCACCAGAGCGTCAGCGCAGACGGCATTCACTCGCGTCCTCTTCTTGCTGTTCAGGCCGGGCAAGACTGCGAGGAGGCTTTGAATTCAGCCTCGATGCTGCTCGGGGCGGTCGATGAAATTATGACGGCGCTCACTGATGAGGGGATGGAAACGAACGCCATCTTCGGCCTTCGCATGCTGGTTGAGATTTCGAAAGCTCTGGTGGACTCGACCACCAATGCCGTGATGCATGCGAAAAGCCAAGGCGGTGCCCAATGAGCGCGCCGGTATCGATCGACGTAATTGAAGCGCAGCGCAACCACCGGGCAGGCCTTGGTGCTTACCACCTGGCGAAACTGCTTCGCGAAAACCATGGGACGGGCGACACCGCCGAGGAACGCGCGCTTTCACCGAACGAGGAATACGGGGTGCTGCTGGCGCTTGAGTTCATCACGTACAGCCTGTATTCGACGCTTGAGCAGCAGATGCTTGACGCAGAAGCGGCGGAGGTACGGCCATGACTTCGATTTCTGTTGATCGCCTCAAGATTGAGGCCGATGCAATGAGTCAGGCCGGCTACTTCGTTGATGCGCTGGCGAAGTTCATCGGCACCGTGGGCGCTCATGATCCGGAACTCTGTGACCAGGCGCTGGACGGTTACGTGGTTGGTGGCTTGGCGGCAGGCCTGCGCCTGATCGGCAGCGAGCTGATGAACCGTGGTGATGAGTTCGCCACGCTCATTTCCAAGTCCGAGAACGCCGGGGGAGGTGTTCAATGAATCTGACCCCCTTGAATTTCAGCGGCGCTGAGATCCGCGTGATCACCGATGCCCAGGGTGAGCCATGGTTTGTCGCCAAGGACGTGGCCGAGCTTCTCGAATATGTAGATACCGATAAGGCAGTTCGGACGCACTGCAAGGCCGCCAAAACCTACCCCGCCGAAATGGCGGGTCAGGTCAGGAACGTCAAGGTCATCCCCGAGCGTGATCTCTATCGACTGGTGATGCGCTCGCAAATGCCAGCGGCTGAGGCTTTCGAAGAGTGGGTGGTGGGAGAAGTGCTGCCGAGCATTCGCAAGACGGGCGGCTACCAACGGAAATTGAGCCCGGCCGAGCAACTGCTCGCCAACGCCCAACTGCTGGTGGACATGGAGCGCCGCCAAGACCAGACCGAGCAGGCCGTGGCCGGGATCGAGACGCGCGTGGCCAACGTAGAGCAGGTTCGCTACCTCGACTCGCGCCCGGCCGGCTTCGAATCCATGACCACCATCCGCGAGCGCATCAACTTGCGCCATGGCATCCCGCCGTGGGTGGTCAACGCCGTGATGCGCGATGTCCCCGGCGCGCCACTGCCGTTCGCCATGGTGCGCAGTGCCCACGCCGACGACGGCGCCCAGCCATACGCGATCTGGCCAACAGCCGACATCACCCGTCGCTTCGACCGGTTTGCTGCCGAGTGCACTTTCGTCACGGCCGAGCGAGCCACCCATCCCGATATTCAGCAAGGCCGGTTCAAGCTGCGCCAGAGGACTTCCGCATGAGTAAAGTTATTGATTTTCCCAAGCCCGCGCAGTCCGAAACAATCGATCAGAAGTACTTCGAGAAGTTCGCCGATGCGGCACTGCTGCTGAAATGTTTCGAAAGCGTGAAAGACGCCACCGAGTTTGTCGAGGAGGGCGGAAAGATCGAAGAGCGGGACGATGTGTACTTGGGCCTGATCGAAGCTTACTGGGCGCTCAAGGTTCTCTTCGAGCGCAGGACAGGCGCGGATGCCAAAAAGGTTTCCGATGATCACTGGAAATCCGCGAGCAAATATCTGCTGGCTGGGAAGGAGGCTCCGCCCATGATGATCCCGACCCGAAAATCGTTGATCGAACCATTACCGCCAGAATTCTTCGCGGAGCATAGCGACCTCGCTCTGGCCTGCACTGCTTTCAATTCGAGCGACCAGATCAGGCTTGGGACAAACGCGACAATTGCAGCTTCCAACGCGGCGATTTCAGCCACCGTAGCAGTGGAGGCCATCAACGCGACTACCGTGCTTCGCCTTCTGGTCCTGCGTCTGTCTGGCGGCTCAATGGAAACCATGGCAGCCCATATCGGCCGCAAGCCAGGGGAGACGCTGCAATGAACCGCCTCCCGCAAACCACAACCGCCGAGAAAGGCCCCGAGTCGGTAATCGCCGGGCCGTGGCCGAGCTACAGCCAATTCAGGGGGCTGCCAGAACGCGATCGCTGGGTTCTGTATGGATCGGCCAAGGCCTACCGCCAAGCGTTGGAAGATCAGGGCGTGGTGATGGCAGAGGGGTACGACGCCTTTATCCGCCGCGTCTGCGCCGAGTTGGAGATCTGACCATGCGAAATTTTGGATTCGTTTACATCCTCGCCAGCGATGCAATGCCGGGGATTTATAAGGTTGGATCAACTGAGTACTCACCTCGGGAGCGTGCTGTCGACTTATCCCGCGGCACTGGCGTGCCTGCGCCCTATCGAGTGGTTTTCTATGGAGAGGTTGAAGGTGCACTTGCTTGGGAAAAACAGGTTCACCTTGCTCTCGCTGATCGCCGAATCACTGACTCCCGCGAGTTTTTCCGTGGTCCTCTGATCGACATTATTCGAACGATCGAGGGTGACGGCGCGCTGTGCTCTGAATGGGATAGCGATGAAGCGAGAGAGGCCCGGCAACCAGGCTCCATGAACAGCAGAAATCCACTTTGGTTCGAGGCGAACCTTTATCCACCGGGTTACATCGAGCGCCTGCGGAGGGCTTCAGCATGAGCATCATCCGCGCCCCTCGGCCCGAGGGGAATTTCTACCTGCTGAGCAAGCACATCAGTGAGGATCGGCGCCTGAGTTGGGGTGCTCGCGGGATGCTGGTGTTCCTGCTGGGCAAACCTGACCACTGGAAAGTCTCCCCTGCGCACCTGCGCGGTGAGACCGCAGAGTCTGCAAAGCCGACCGGGCGAGACGGGATATACGGGCTTTTGGACGAGCTCATCAATGCCGGCTACGTGCGCCGCGACCAGCCCCGCAGTGAGGCTGGTGTGCTTGGCGAAGTGAGTTACGTGGTCTCCGAAACACCGCTTCCGGATTTACCGTATCCGGCTGAACCGCATACGGCTCGACCGCATACGGCAAATCCGACACTAGTAAGTATTGAAGGTAAACAAGGACTGAAAAAACCAGCAACCACTGAAAACCCTTCAGGTGTTGGAGAGGGGAAATCAAAGGCTCAGAAGTTTGATCCTCTGACAGCCAGACCCTCCAACGCTTCCGAAAAAGCGTGGGCAGACTTCTGTGAAATGCGAAAGGCGAAGCGGGCACCGTTGACTCTGAGAGCCTGTGAACTGATTGCCAAGAAGTTGGCAAACCATCCCGAGCCGGACGCCGTGCTGGATAAGTCCACCACCAGCAGTTGGTCGGACATCTATCCCGACTCGGTGCTGCCAGGTGCTGGCGCGAAGAACGGGAAGCCTTCGACCTACAACAATTTGCCGACTCACACCCCCGATATGTACCCGGAGGCGCCCCATGGCCAAACCAATTTCTAAGTTCAGCCGCGTGCCGGATGTTCGCTTCTTCGAGGCGCAGTGCCCGGTGCATGGAACGGTCGACGGCGCCGAGGTTGAGCAGTTCGACGGCTCCTATCTGGTGCGCGCTTGCCGCCGGTGCCAGTGGGAGGCGATGAACACCGCCGACAAACGCAGCGAGGCTCACACCGAGGCGCTGGCCCGCCGTAAAGCAACGACGCTGAACGAGCTGCTGATTGGGTCGGGCATTACGCCGCGGTTTGCCGAGTGCACGCTGGATAACTTCACCACTGGTGCGGTGCTGGAAAAGGTCCGCGCTTTGTCGACCTGCCAGTCCTACATTGATCAGTTCGAAGAGAACTACCGCGCCGGCCGCTCGCTGATCCTGTCCGGCAACGTCGGCACCGGGAAAACGCATCTGGCCAGTGGGATCGTTCAGCAGGTCATCCGGAAGTTCAGCGCCGCGGCGTTGATCGTCTCGGCCGCAGAGATCATCCGCATCGCCAAGGGCGCGATGGTGCGCGGCGCCGACTACACGGAGCGCGACGTGATCAACGAACTCGCGAGCCTAGACCTGCTGGTGATCGACGAAATCGGCGCGCAGAAAGGGAGCGAATACGAACTGGGATTGCTCCACGAAGTCATCGATCGCCGGTATCAGCTTGTTCTGCCCACTGTGGTGGTGTCCAACCTTCCGGCCACCGCTCTCGGCCATTTCATCGGCGACCGCGCGCTCGATCGCCTGCGCCAGAACGGTGGTCAGGCCGTCGGCTTCAGCTGGTCTTCGATGAGGGCAACCGCATGAGTGAATATCGCGAACTGTTCAGCGATGAGGCTGAACACGCTTTGCTGGGGGCGATGCTGCTGGATGGCGAGCTATTCGACGCCATCACCAGCCAGGTCTCGGCGGCGGACTTTCACGATCCGGAGAATGCGGCGCTGTTCCAGACGATGATCGGCTGTCATGCCGCTGGAAGCCCGGTTGACCCGGTCACGCTGCACGACTTCGCTGAATACCTGCCGAGCGGCACGCGCACGCTGGCCTACGCCGCCGAGCTGGCGCGCAACACCCCCAGCACCGCCAACTGGAAGGCCTACGCCAAGGTGGTGACAGAGCGCGCCGTGCTGCGCCGCCTGGTGGACGCTGCCGACGCGGTGCGGGAGTTGGCAACCGAGAATCGGCCTGTCGCCGAAATCATCGCCAGCGCACAGCAGGCAATGGCGGATCTGCGAGACCTGCAGACCGGTGAGCCTGACTACAAGCGCATGGATGAGGTTGTGATGCGCAACATCGACATCATCGATTCCAAGTTCAACAAAAAGGTGCAGGGTGGTTTGTCGACGGGGCTGGCAGACCTGGACAAGTTGATCCGTGGCTTGCGGAAAAAGACTGTCACCATCGTGGCCGGCTTGCCGGGGAGCGGTAAAACCACGCTTGGGCTCCAGATCGCCCAGCACATCGCGTGCAACGGTGCCGGCGTCGGCATGGTGTTCTCGCTGGAAATGCCGGAGGAGGAGCTGGGGAACCGTGTGTTGGCGTCAATCGGCGGGATCGATCTCCGCAAACTCGATGACGGACAACTGCAGGACGATGACTGGCCGCGACTGACTTCGGCGGTGAGCAAGATCGTCGACGTGCCACTGTTCGTTTGCGACAAGTCCGGGCTGACGGTGGCGCGCATTCGCAGCATCGCCCGCCAGGTGCAACGCACGCACGGCCTTGATGTGGTGGTGATCGACTACATCGGCCTGATCGGTTCGGACGGCAAGGCGTTCAACCGCACTTCGGAACTGGGGAAGATCTCGACCGGCATCGTGAACATCGCCAAGGAGTTGGAAGTGCCGGTGATCCTGCTGGCTCAACTCAACCGCGACTCGACCAAGCGCCCGGGCAAGAAGCCGATCGCCTCGGATCTGCGCGACTCCGGACAGATCGAGGCTGACGCCCACTGCATCATCCTTGTCCACCGCGACATGGATTCGGAGGAGGGCCAGAACGGTGTCACGGAATTGATCATGCCTAAGTGCAGGCACGCGCCGGTCGGTTCGTGTCTCGCTCAGCAGCAGGGCCAGTACGCCCGATTCGTCAACTTCGCCGGTAACCGCGAGCCGAGTAACGAGGAGGTCGAAATGGGCCGCTCGTTCGCCAGTCAGTACAGGGGGAAAGCCCGATGAGTAACGTAGCTGCGGCATCGCCGCGCAAGAGTCTGCTCGAGCATGAGCGCAAGTTTTTGAAGATCGCCGGAGAAGGCCTGGCCCAAGAGAAAGTCGGTGGCGCCGCTGCTATGGCCTGCCTGCTGGACATGGTCGCCAGCTGGCACGCTACCCGGGTGAACATCGGGTTCGGTGACTACTGCAAACGCTGGGTCGCCGAGGGCAACGCCAAGAGCAAGACGGCTGATCGCCTGCTGCGCAACTTGCTGGGGCTGGACGATGCCCCACCACCGCGTCGAATCCGGAGGGCTGCTTAATGTCGGTCTATCGGAGCGCCGAACATGGCGTTATGCGAGCGATGAACGTCGACTCGATCTCTCTGCACAAGGGCGCGGGCTGGCAGAACAAATACCAGTCGGAAGGCTGGGAGGCCGAGCGGGCCGGAAACCCTTGCCCGATGGATCGGTTCGACCAACTCACGCAGGACAGCATGACCCGATCCCTCTTGCGCCGGGTGCTGGTGCCGCATCACTGGCAGGTGCTGGTGGCGCATTTCATGGTCGACCTCAATGGCTCTACTCAGCAGCAACGTGTGGCAGCTATTGCGCACCTGGCGCGCTCAGCGCCGGGGAAGGCGCACCACCTGTTCAAGACGAAGTGCGTTACAGCGTGGGCGACGCCGAGGCTACCGGAGTCGTTCATGGTGCTGCACACTTGGGACAACGCTGACACGCCAACACCGGAGAAAACGCTGTATCGGTGGCGGTCGGATATCCGGAAATGGCTGGAGGCCGAGCGCGACACCGCGATCAGTTCGGCCTGGGTTATTCTCAACGAAGCGAAGTTGATTGCAGAAAGTGCTTGATTCGCTGAGAAAATGAGAATTTAATTATCCACATTGCGGCTCTGCGTCTTGAAGATGGGAGCCCGAAAAGCCCGGCCACTGTGTCGGGCTTTTTTCACGTAGGCATTTGGCCTCAAATGGAAAGGTTGAGGCGAATCATGGCTACGCTGCATCTTGATGATGTTTTTGAGGAGATTCCGCTTCTCGATGACTCGTGCGGGATATTGCATACCATCCGGGTCGATCAATTCGAATATGGAATTTGGTACATTCCACTGTCTGCTGGCTTTCTAGCTCAAAAAGAGCAGATTGAAAGCCAGCTGGGCCGCAGGCTTCCGGCAAACTGCTACGAAGTGAAATTTGCTTTGAAGCGCGATTTCGAGGATGGTGTACCTGGCTACACCACTCCTGGAACCCATGGTGATCTTGGGTGTCTCAATTACAGGCAGATGATGGTTTTGGGGAAGGGGATTTTTCAGTCCTCTTGGATGTTGAGAGGTTATCGCGACGTCAGAGGTTTTGTTGCGGTAGCACTTGAAGATCGCCCACAGCTTGGCTCATACTACGGGCGACTGCTAAAAAACTATCGAGATCAACTCGGTTACAGTATTTATCCAGTATTAGAGGGATCCGGATATGCGATCTTCTGAAATCAAAGAAAAAGCACATAGCGGCAAGGCCGAGCGCCTGAACGCTGCTTTGGCTTTGTATAAAGCTGCCAAGGATGCTGGCAAGGTTCGTCGCGTACCAATCGGCGCACAACCAGCTTAATCTAATGCTGCGAGAAAAAACCCGACCAACGAGTCGGGTTTTTTTATGCCGAAAAGTTTTATTTGTTTTGGTCGTTGTAGTAGGCCAAAGCATCGTAAACAGGTTCGTTGAATTCCACCTGGATCAGATCCTCGCCACGCCGCTTAAAGCGGTAGAAGCTCAGGCCACCCTGGAATCTGATCTTGGTTTCCCTCGGAACCTCCTTCAGGGCTTCGATCAATTCACCAACTGTCATGCTGCTTCCATCTTCCTTCATGCTGCTCTCCCAATAGTTGAGCCGGCATTTTGCCATGATTGGAAAAGCAGCGTTTCGCATGGTTGGCGTGACTGTCACGGTCGTAATTCGTTTTCTTAGTCTCGGCACTCGCCGGGGCTTTATCGTTTTGATGTCAGCGTCAAGCCATAGCCAGGGTGGGCGTTCGGGCGGACCTGGACGCGGTATCGCCGGTTTGTCACGCGTTACAGAAGATCACCGGCAGACAACGCAACCTAGTCCTCGATTGTGCTTGCGGGGTGGCGCTGGCGGACTGATGGAAAGGCATCGAACTTATCTTCGGGCTCGCCATATCGGCGGGCCTTTTTCGTTTCTGGAGTATCGGATGGACCCTACTGACCTCGGCCCAGGCACAGCTACCTGGCTGGGCGGTACCGGAACCGTATTGCTGGGCGCCTTCCTTTGGTTGCGCAAGTTCCTCTCGAAGGATGCTGCAGACCGGGCGATGGACAACGCCGATATCGGCACAGTCCGCCGCCTCAACGAACTACTCGACTCAGAGCGCACCGCCCGGAAGGAAGCGGAGCCCCGTGCCGATCAGTTCGCCAAAGAGCGCAACGAGCTCGCCGCAGCGGTAGGTCGGATGGAGGGCAAGATTGAAGCCCTCACCAGTCACGTCGCACAGCTCACCGCAACGGTAACCTCGCAGAGCGAAGAAATCGCCCGTTTGCGTACCAAACTGGGAGGCCTCAACTGATGGACAGATGCGCTATGGAATTCATCGCTCGCCGCTGGTGGCGCCGGGCAGAGATCTGGGTCATCGCCGCGCTGCTGCTCGCCGGCGGCCTAATCCTCGGTTACCAGGCTGGCGTGTGGTCAGCCAGCAGTGAGCAGACCAAGCAGCTCGCCGAAGTGCGCCGCGCTTACGACGCAGCGCTGGGCAAGCGTGACGTTCGGCTCAACAGCCTGGCCGAGAAGACGCAGGACGCGGCAGTAAAGGTGCAAGAAGCATCGAACTCAGCAGTCCAAGCAGCCGACACGGCCAGCAAGGCAGCGGAGAAGGTCAACGAAGCCGTAGAGCGGCAAACACCATAGGTCGCGACACGTTTCGCGAGAGTGCAAATTGTGTCGCGGCACTATGCGGCTATTGATTGTTGTACTGACGAAACAAGTCGCTCAACGCTTTCTCATATTGAACCGAAGTGAGTTTGTCCTTCAGTGCGGCCATTACTTCCTGGGCACCGCCCACAACCGTTTCAGCGTCTTTGTTAGATCGGGCTGCCCATTCCCTTGCGGCCCGGACTATCGATTGTTCATCGATGCGATCGGTCATTGTGGAGTTCCTTGTAAGTGAATGTCACCCCCGACCATACCCGAAACCCGATTCGTCAGGACTTTAATCATGAGCAGCATCAGCGCCGAGTACTACCAGATCAAGGGAATGGTCAGCGATATGACCGCCGAGGAACAGGCAGAGGTTGCCCGAGTCGAGGCCCAAGTATTAGAGCTGTCCAAGTCCTCGCAAGCAGCGGCTCTCGGCGTGATCCTCGCGTCTATCAAGCTTTACCTGGAGCCGTGACCATGGGAGCTGTTACGGGTAAGCCGCGGTTCACACCCACCGACGAGCAGAGAAAAGCAATGCGGCTTGTCGAGGGATTGGTCAATGACGGGCACTTGGTGCTTGAGCCCGATCGCTACGTTCCGGATGGCGGGCTGAGGTTTCAGCGGCCGACACAAACGTCAGCGCCCTCTAGAGCCGGGTCGCTGGTCCCTAGCATTGGCTCACTATTGCTGGTGCTGGTCTTCGTTGTCGGTGTAGCCGTAGGCGCCAAGATCGCCGGCGGTTGGTGATGGCGAGCACCTCACCATGGCACCACCTGTACAAGACCAAGCGCTGGTATCGATTGCGCTGGCATCAGTTGCAGGCAGAGCCAACCTGTCGCATGTGCCGAGCAATGGACGTTGTCGAGGCGGCCAACACCGTCGACCACGTAAAGGCTCACAAGGGTGACGAGAATCTGTTCTTTGATGCATCGAATCTCCAGAGCCTGTGCAAGCCGTGTCACGACAGCGCCAAGCAGAGGCAGGAGAAGACCGGCATCCTGCCAGGGCACGACGTGGCAGGCATCCCAGTCGATCCGAATCATCACTGGAACCGCGATTGAGCGAATCCATTACGGGATCGGTTGAAGCACGTCACTGCCCCTAGGGGGGTGGTCAAAATGTGAGGTTTCGCGCCACATAGGACCGCCCTCGACCCTCTTCTTCATCCCTAACCCGGAAAACGCCGCCAAAACACAACGCGGCACGATTGAGAAAACCTATGACAGCCAAGCGCACCCGCTCCGATAGCGCGACATCGGCGGTTGCTGCTATGCAGGCCGCATCCGCCGGGCCGCTGAAGCCTCCAAGTTTCGTCAACATCCGCAAAGCCGACAAGCCATTTTGGGATTCCATTGTGCGCGCGCGCACGCGAGAGAGCTGGACCGATTCCGACCTGGTCCTAGCCGGCAACCTTGCCAGATGTCTGTCTGACATCGAGCGCCTGCAGAAAGAGATCGATATCGAAGGTGATGTTCTGACCAATGATCGCGGTACTCAGGTGATCAATCCCAAGCACAACCTTCTGGAGACTTTGAGCCGTCGCGCTGTGGCATTGAGCCGGACACTGCAAGTTCATGCCCAAGCGACCCAAGGCGAGTCGCGCGACCAAGGCAAGAAGGCGACCAAGCAACGAGCAGCCGAGAAGGTGCTGGCGAATCAGGACGACGATGATCTGATCCCGAGAGCGATGCACTGATGGCGGCCCGGCGCAGAACGCGCGGTGAAAAAGTCATCGCGTTCATCGAGAAATATTGTCGTGTTCCGGAAGGCAAGCACGTTGGACAGCCGCTGGTGCTGGATGACTTCCAAAAGGATTTCATCCTGGCCATCTACGACAACCCGGCCGGCACCAGCACGGCGTATTTGAGCATCGCCCGAAAGAACGGAAAGACCGGCCTGATCGCCGGGATTCTTCTCGCCCATTTGGTTGGCCCCGAGGCAGTGCTCAATACGCAGATCGTCTCTGGCGCAATGAGCCGAGATCAAGCTGGGGTCGTGTTCAAGCTGGCTGTGAAGATGATCCACTTGAATCCGGATCTGAAAGAAATCATTCACATCGTCCCGAGCAGCAAACAACTGATCGGGCTTCCGCTCAATGTTGAGTTCCGTGCGCTTGCGGCAGAGGGCAAGACGGCGCACGGGCTGTCGCCAGTGCTGGCGATCCTTGATGAGGTAGGCCAGGTTCGAGGTCCCCAGAGCGATTTTATCGACGCGATAACAACCGCTCAGGGTGCTCACGATTCGCCACTGCTGATCGCAATCAGTACGCAGGCCGCGCAAGACAGTGACCTGTTCAGCATCTGGCTCGACGACGCCGAACGCTCGCAAGACCCGCACATTGTCAGTCACGTTTATCAGGCGCCGAAGGACTGCAAGCTCACCGACAGGGAGGCGTGGCGCGCGGCCAACCCGGCATTGGGGACGTTCCGCTCCCTGGAAGATTTGCAGAAACAGGCCGACAGGGCGAACCGAATGCCGGCGTCCGAGAACACTTTCCGCAACCTCTGCCTGAATCAGCGAGTGTCGACGGTTTCGGTGTTCGTTTCCAAAGGGGTGTGGGAGTCATGCGGAGGCGACCCGGATTCGCCGGACGGCCTTGATCTCTACGGTGGCCTGGACCTGTCATTCAGGACCGACCTTACCGCACTTGTCCTGATCGGCAAGCGCGACGGGGACTGGTGTGCGTGGGCGTTTTTCTGGACGCCGGAAGTTGGTTTGGCGGATCGCGCGAAACGCGACCGGGCGGCGTACGAGGTCTGGGCTCGCGAGGGATTGCTGATCACCACGCCGGGCGCCACCGTCGACTACGCGTTTGTTGCTGCAGACATCGCGCGAATCCTTGGCGAGCTGGGCGGCGACCTGGTGTCGCTCGCTTTCGACCGGTACCGCATCGACCTTTTCAAACGGGACGCTGAGGCGCAGGGAGTGTCGTTGCCGCTGGTCGAGTACGGCCAAGGCTTCAAGGATATGGCCCCGGCAATTGACGCGCTGGAGTCAGAGCTGCTGAACGGCCGGGTCCGGCACGGCATGCACCCAGTGCTGACGATGTGCGCGGCCAACGCGGTGATTCAGAAAGATCCGGCTGGCGGCCGCAAGTTCGCAAAGGACAAAGCTACCGGTCGCATCGACGGAATGTCAGCGCTCGCGATGGCGTTCGGCGCCACCCTGGGCGCTCCGCAAGAGAGCAAGGGCAGCATCGACGATTACCTCCAAAACGGATTTTCCGGACTTCTATAGGTTCAATATGGCGTCTCGCTGGTACAACCCAATGAGCTGGAGTTTCTTTGGCTTCAACGATCCCAAGACGGGCGAATACGTTGAAGTGCAAACGGACATCGGCGGCCAGACACGTTCTGGAGCAGTGATCACCCCCAAGAAAGCCATGGCAATCCCCATTGTCTGGTCCTGCATCAAGATCCTCAGTGAGACGGTTTCAGGGCTGCCGTTGAAGTTGTTCGAGGATCAGCCCGCCGGGCGAATTCTTGTGAAGGAAAACAAGCGTGCGTTACGGATTTTGGCCAAGCCAAACCCGTACATGACGATGCTGAACTTCATCAAGGCAGCCGTGGTGAACATGGCCCTGCGTGGCAACGGCTATGCGCTGATCGAGCGCGCTGACAATGGCGACTTCATCGGCCTGGTGCCGGTCGGCGCGGATGCCGTGGAAATCGATACCGAGGACGATCTGCTCTACTGGGTGACCCTCAACGGGAAGCGCTTCCCTGTCTCGCCTCAGAACATGCTGCATTTCAAGTTGTTCAGCGCTGATGGAATCTGCGGCCTTTCACCGGTTGAATTTCACAAGGAAGCCATGGGCCTGGCCAAGGCGGCACAGGACTGGTCAGCCCGCTTTATGCGAAAGGGCGGCTTCACCGGCGGTTACGTCATTTACGAGAACTTCCTCACCTCTGAGCAGCGCGACCAGGTGCTGAACAAGTTTCCGAAGATCCGCGACGGAGACGTCGAGGACATCGGGAAAATGGGGTTGCTCGAAGGCGGCCCGACCATCGTGCCTGCTGGTATGACCCAGAAGGACAGCCAGTTCATCGAGTCCCAGCAGTTCCAGGAAGAAGCGCTCGCCGGCATCTGGGGCGTTCCGCTTTACCTGGCCAACCGCGCAGGCAAGACCTCAATCATGGGATCGAACCTGGAGCAACAAACCAGCGGCTTCATCACGTTCGGCTTGAGCCCCTACATCAAGGCTATCGAAGACGAGATCAACGACAAGCTGTTCGCAGGAACTGCCTTATTCGTCGAGTTCGTTGTCGAGGGGCTGCTGCGCGCAGATAGCGCGGGCCGGGCCACTTACTACAAGGGTGCCCTCGGCGGCTCCGGCGGCTCTGGCTGGATGACCATCAACGAGGTCCGCCGCAAAGAAAACCTTCCTCCGCTGGCTGGCGAAGAATACGACCGGGTCACCCGGTGGGAGATGCAGACCAATGTTCAGCAAGATTGAAGTGCCCTTTGAAGTCAAGGCCAGTGATGACGCCGGTAACTTCGAGGGATATGCAGCGGTGTTCAACAATGTTGACTTGGGTGACGACGTAATTCTCCCGGGCGCATTCACCAAGGTAAAGACCACTCGCGGCGGCCGTCTGAAGCTGGCGCTGTTTCACGACCTCACTCGACTGGTGGGTTCCGCAGACTTTACCCAAGACAGCCACGGGCTTTACATCAAAGGCAAAGTCAACTTGGCAGTGAGCTATGCCCGCGATGCTTACGAGCTGATGAAAGAGGGCACGCTCGACAGTATGTCGATCGGCTTCAACACGATCCTGGCGGCATACGAAGAGCGGGAAGGCCGGACCATCCGCATCATCAAGCAGGCAGAACTCTGGGAAGCATCTTTGGTGCCGTTCGGGATGAACCCAGAGGCGCAAGTCACCGACGTTAAGTCGGACATCAGAATTTTTGAGAAGGCCCTGCGCGATCGCATGGGCCTTTCTCAGAAGGAGGCGGCAGCAGTCGCCTCGCTCGGCTACTCCGCAGTGCACCGTGATGGTGGAACTGAGGCCACGGCGATCGTGGAAGGGCTGAAATCACTCTCCACCACTTTTGACAATTTTTTTAAGGTGTAGCCATGACCGATCCAATCCAAGAAGTAAAAGCCACGCTCGAAACTCAGTTGAAGGACGGCTTCACTGGTTTGCAGAAAAAGTACGACGCTGTTGCCGATGAACTGCAAAAGGGCAACACCGTCACCAGCGCGATGAAGGCTCAGATCGAAACCCAGAAGGGCGAAATCGAACGTGTCATCGAGCAGGTCCAGAAGCTGGAAGAAAAGGGCATCAAGCTGCGCAGTCAGCCCGGCGAGGCCAAGAGCTTCATCGACCTGGTCAAAAACGACGATGCTTATAAATCGTTGCAGGCGAAGAGCGTTTCCCTGGCCGATATCGAAGTGACCAAATCCGACATGGCCAGCATGAAGGAAATGAAGGTCACCAGCGCCGGTATCGTTGCGCCGAACTATGACCCGGTCATTCAGCCTGGCATCCGCCAGGAGCTGCGCATCCGCGATCTGTTGACCACCGTTCCGGTGTCCGGCCAGAACTACACCTACTTCAAAGAAAACCTGCACACCCGCGGCGCCGCACCAGTGGCGGAAGGTGGCTTGAAGCCAACCAGCAATGTGACCTTCACGACCCAGACCGACCGGGTCAAAAAGATCGCCGTCTGGATGCCCGTGACCGACGAGGCGCTGGACGATGTTCCTCAGCTGATGGCCTACCTGCAGGAGCTTCTGCGCTACGACCTCAAGCTCGAGGAAGAGCGTCAGATCCTGAAGGGCGACGGCACCGGTGAGAACCTGAACGGCCTGATGACCCAGGCCACCGTGTACAACGCGGAACTGACCAAAGCTGGCGATACCGCCATCGATCTGGTACGCCGCGCGATCTACCAGGTTCGCAAGCAATCGATGCTGTCCGCAGACGGCATTGTGATGACCGAGCTCGATTGGATGAACATTGAGCTGCAGAAGGATGGCGAGAACCGCTACCTGTTCGCAAACCTGCAGGGTCTGGTCACACCGGTTCTCTGGGGCCGTCCAGTGGTGACTTCCGATAGTGTCGACGAGGGTGATGCCGACACCGGTGGCGAGTTCCTGGTGGCGAACTTCGCTCGCTCGTCGGTGCTGTTCGATCGCATGTCGTTCCTGTTCAAGATGGGCCTGATCAACGATCAGTTCATCAAGAACGAACGCGCGCTGCTGGTTGAAGAGCGCCTCGGCCTGGGCGTGCGCCGTCGTGAAGGTTTGGTCAAAGGCCGCTTCACCGTCGCGGCCTAAACCCCGCAGCGTTCGATGGCCGGCCTTTGTGCCGGCCTTTTCGTTTCAGGAGGCAACATGAAAATCAAAGCATTGTGGGGATTCGCCGGTAACGCGACGTTGCTGGGTGCCGACTCGAGTTCGGTGAGGGCTGGCCAAGTGTTCGACGAAGTCGATGACGAATACGCCCATACCCTGATTGGCAAGGGGCTGGCGGAGGAAGTCGACGGCGAAGGTCAGACGAAGGCTTCCGCGCCTAAACAATCGAAAGCGGCGGCCCCGAAAGAGAACAAGTAAATGATCGATCTGGCACGCGTGAAGCTCCACCTGCGAGTAGACGGCGACGACGAGGATTCGCTCATCACCGGTTACCTTGAGGCCGCAAAGGCGCACGTGGCCATGCACTGTGATCGCGAGCTCGTCGAATCGCTGCCGACCGGGCCTGAGCAAATGGCGTTCACCCCGGACGTCGAGCAGGCGGTAATGCTGCTCGTTGGCCACTGGTACGCCAACCGCGAGGCCGTGGTGATCGGCACTATCTCATCGGCTGTTCCGCTGGCCGTTGACCGACTTCTCTGGCCAAGGAAGCGTTTCTGATGAGAGCAGGCCCGATGCGTCACCGGTGCGCCATCCATAAAGAGGTGCGCACGCCGAACGGTTCCGGCGGCTTCAAAGTTGTCTGGACTGAAGTTGGACAACTGTGGGCTGAGATAACCATCCCGACCGGGCGAATTGCGCCGGTGGCCGAGCAGCTGAAGGCTTTGGTCACCGCCGAGATCCGCGTCCGGCCAAGGGCCGATGCCGTCGCAGGAAATCGCATCGTGCACACGGCGAAAGGAATCACCACCACCTACCTGATCGGCGCCGCGTTGATCGACAACGAGCACAGCATGCTCCGGCTGCTCTGCTCAAACGTTCCCAACCCTTGAGGGTGAATTTATGAAAGTTATTGCACTGGGCGCCTTGTCGGGCGCCACTGGCGATCGGGAAAAAGGCGAAGAGTTCGTGGTCGACGCTAAGCTCGGCGCCGACCTCATTCAGCGCGGTCTGGTGAAGCCAGCGGCCGAGGCTGCACCAGCAGATAAACCGGCCAAGGCCAAGGAGTAAACCCATGGCTGCTCGCCGGTCGCGCATGTCTGGCGACTTCAAGTTGCGCAAAACGCTGCGCAACATTCACGCCACGATGGATAACGAACTGGTCGGTGTGATGCGGGAAGGCGCCGACCAGATCCTGGCAACGATGAGGCAACTCATTCCGAAAGACACTGGCGCCGCTGCCGCTGCGTTGAAAGTGTTCGTTTCAAAAAGCGGCCTGAACGCCGAGATTGGCATCCGGGGCAAGCGCGACACGCAGCGCTTCTTCTACCTCCGCTTCTTGGAGTACGGGACGAAGGGGTACAGCGGCACGCTATACCGTCGAGCAGACAGTAACGCCGTGGGCGGTGAGCACACCAACAACCGCGACAAGTCCAAGCTGTCCGGCCGACGCAACGCGTTGCGCGCCCGTGACACGAAGAACAAGTCTGACGGCTCCACGTTCTATGGCAAGTACCCGGACATTCCAGCCCGGCCGGCTCATCCATGGTTGCGACCAGCCAAGGACGTGAACCGCGAATTCGTGCTGGCCAACATCCGCGCCGCGGTATCCAGGACGCTGCGCAAAGCCAGCATGGGAGCGGGCAATGAGTGATCCGTCTGTTGCTCTGCAGGAAGCGGTGTTTGCCAGGCTCGAAGCTGAGGTTTCATGCCCGGTCTACGACGGTGCGCCGATGGACACTGATATGCCGTATGTCTCGATCGACCGCGAGATCTCGACCAACACTTCTCCGATCGCCGGCCGAAAGCGCGAGCAAAGACTGATCTACCTTTCGGTCTGGTCAGACGCTCATGGCCAGGCCGAGGTGAAGCGCATCATTGGCGAGGTTGTAGCAGCCCTTGATGAGCGCCGCCTGCCGTTGACCGTCGGCCGCGCTGTATCGGTCCGGATCGAACAAGCTGATGCCCAGCGAGATGCTGACGGCGTCACGTACCAGGGATCGATCACGGTCCGCGTCATCACCACCCATTAAACCCAACACCGGCCGCACCGCGGCTTTATCCAATGTGCCTTTGGAGGATTACCCATGGCCGATGACAACCTCAACACAGCCGCCGGCTGCCGATTCTCGCTGGGCACCAAGTCCGGCGCCACAACCGAAACGGACTACAAAGCTGACACCTACGTCGAAGTGGGCGAGATCGAAGACCTCGGCGAGTTCGGCGACACCTTCAGCTCGGTGACCTTCACCTCGCTGCGCGACGGTCGGGTGCGCAAGTACAAGGGCACCGCGGACGCCGGCGACATGACGCTGACCGTCGGCCTCGACAATGGCGACGCCGGCCAGGCCGCGCTGAAGGTCGCGCACAAGGACCGCAGCAAGGGCGATTACAACATCAAGATCACCCTGAACGACGGTGACCCTGACGCAACACCAGCGGTGCTGCCGACCACCTTCTACATGCGCGGCAAGGTCATGAACAACACCGTCGCCGCTGGCGCCGCTGACAACGTGGTTCGCCGCAACGTCACGATCGGCATCAACTCCGACATCCTCGAAATCCTCCCGGCCGCCGTTGCGCCGTAATCTGAGGGGCTTCGGCCCCGCTTCCCAAGGATCTGACGCATGAGCAAAACCCTCTACGGTACCGTCGACGTTGTGCTGGATGGTGAGACCTACACACTGAAACCCACGCTCGAGGCCGTTCGCGCGATCGAGGCGCACTTCGGCGGCCTGCGCGGCGCGTCCCAGGCAATCAACGCGCTGAGTGTCGACGGCTGTGCGGTGATCATCGCCGGCGGCGCTGGCTTGAAAGGCAAGGATGCCGAGGCTGTCGCCGAACAGGTCTGGCAGGCCGGCGTTCTGGAAGTATCTGTGCAACTCAACGCTTACCTGGTGGCGCTGTACAACCCGCGCGGTACTGCTCCGGGAAAGGAGAAGCCGGCGGCGGCGTAAGTGCTGTCGAGGATGGCAGCTACGTCGACCGGCTGTATGCAGTAGCCACTGGCTGGCTTGGCTGGTCGCCGGATCTGGCCTGGTGCACGCCCATGCCGGAGCTGTTCCTGGCCATGGACGCGAAGCTCGAATGGACGCAAATGACCAACCCCTTCGGCGGCAAGCCTGGCGGGAAGAAGGAGAAGCCGAAGCCATCGACCGTGGCGGCGAAGTTGCGACAGGCGCTGACGGGGCGGCAGGCTGCATAGCATTTTGATAATCTCCACCAATTACGGGCGAGGGATTGACGAATGAAAAAACTGATAGCGATGGTTCCGATATTGCTTACGTTGGCTGCTTGTGGGCAGTCAGAGGCGGAAAAAGCCAGGCATAAAGCGGAGATGACCGAAATACGATATCAGCGAGTGGCAAGGGAGTTTGTGTCAGGGGTTTTGAAGGATCCTGACAGCGCGCAGTTTCGTAATCAGCGTGGCTTTTGCGGTGAAGTGAATTCGAAGAATTCGTTCGGAGGTTATGCAGGTTTCAGAAGATTTATCGCCGCAACCAAAGAAATGGTTGTTTTCGAGAACGACAACCGCATGAGTTCAAGTGAATTTGAGGCGGCTTGGTCGAAGCTTTGTCATTAGTGTTATCAACTTTACCACCCGCTCCGGCGGGTTTTTTTATGTCTGGAGAAAAGCATGGCCGATAGCGACGTTCATGGGATGCTCGTCCGCATCGAGGCGACCACTGCCCAGTTGCGTCAGGAAATGGCGCGCGCGGATTCCAGCGTTGCTCAGGCGTCGGGCAAGATCGATAAAAGTCTGGGCCGCATTGATGAGGCTTTCGATCGGGCTGGCGAGCGGGCCCAACATGCTTCCGGAATGATAAAGACCGCGCTGGCGACAGCTATCGGGGCTGCGGGTATTGGGAAGATAATCGAGGCAGCCGATTCATACGGTCAGATGTCTGACCGTATCGGCATGGCTACCAGTAGCGTGGCCGAGTATGAGCTCGTCCAGCAGCGGCTGATGGAAACTGCCAAGCGCACATATCGTCCGCTGGCTGAAGCTCAAGAGCTTTACATCCGAACTTCAGACAGCCTGAAGTCGATGGGTTACAGCACCAGCCAAGCGCTGGACGTGATGGACAGCTTTAGTTTCCTTTTGGTGACCAACTCAGCTTCGGCTGATAAAGCCAGTTCAGCCATCGATGCTTATTCAAAAGCGCTACAGACGGGCAAGGTGGAGGCTGACGGCTGGCAGTCTATCTTGGCAGCTATGCCCACTGTGGTCGACACGATCGGGAAGTCCACTGGCAAAACATCGGAGGAAATCCGTAGTCTTGGAGCGCAGGGGAAACTCAGTCTAGACATTCTCACGACAGGCCTTCAAAAGTCTGCAGAGGCCAACGGCATCCTTGCCGATGGAATGAGCGTCGCGGTGCGCGATGCAGTGCAGAATCTGCAAAATGCGTTCACTTCCTACGTTGGAAAATTAAACGAGACAACAGACGCAACTGGCATTCTGGCCAGTGGTATAGGGGTAATTGGAGAAAACTTCGAAACCCTCGCGGAGGTCGCGATCCTTGCTGCCATCGGTGCGCTGGCGGGATATGGCAGGGCTGCAGTTGGTAACGCAGCGGTGGCTGTCAAATCAGCGATCCAGGATGCCGCCGCGCGAAGAGCGCAGGCGGCGTCTGTATTGTTGGTCGCTCAAGCTGAGCAGCAGAAAGCGCAGACGACCGTATTTTTGGCGGAGAAAGAAGCGCTCGCCGCTCGCGGTACTGCTGTTCAAACTCAGATGTCACTGCAACTGGCTGAGGCTCGTGCCGTCGAAGCCCGCGCAACTAACGCGGTCGCTATCGCCCAAGCTGGAGTTCGAAGCGCATCGACGACACTGCTCGGCGTGCTCGGCGGTCCGGCTGGCGTAGCGATGCTGGCAATTGGCGCAGCTACTGCGTTCCTGACTCTGCGTGACAACACAGGTTTCCTTGAGAAAAAGCTTGGCGATCTCTCGGCACCACTTGACGTTCTGATCAAGAAGTTTAACGAGCTCGGGCGAGCGACCCAGGCGGTTACGCTGCGCGAGCTTCGGTCTGAAATCGAAGAGACCCAGCGCAAGGTCGAAGAGTCTGCCGGTGCGATCGCAGACAAGTTTGAAAATAGTTTGCGGGGAGCTGGTGCCGCTGGACCAGACGCGGGACTTGCCGCCGGGTTCGTCGACCTGCCAAAAGATGCACAGGCTGCACTTGATATCGTCAAGAAGGCGTCCAAAGACTCCGCGGCAGGCATCGCTGTTGACTGGTCCGAAGTAGCGAACAAGGTTCGTGCGTTCCCGAATGTCGTTTCCGAATCAATGGCGCAGGGGATCGAGGAAAGCGCTGGCAACGTAGAGGAACTGACGGCGGCGCTTTCCTCAAGCCAGGCTGCACTCTCTGCGTTCTCGGCGGAGAACAACAAGTCAGCCGATGGGCTTGGCCGCAACGCAGCAGCCGCGGCTGAGGCCACTGCTGCCGGCGAAAAGTATCTTGAACAGCTCGACAAACAGCTGGCTACGCTGCAAGACAAGACGGCGGCTCAGGCGGCTGAGCGGGTCATTCTCAAAGATAATATTGACACTCAGAGCGCCCTAGCTGCCTCCATCCGTGCGCGCGCGAAAGCTGTTGATGATCAAAAGGCCGCAGACGATGCCGCTGCCAAAGCATCGCGCAAGAACGCAGGAGCGTCCGAGTCTGCCGCGAAGCAGCAGCTCAAGGACTTTCAATCCGCCGAGGAAGGCTACAAGCGTCAGATCGAGCTGATCAACACCACCGGTGACAAGCAGAAGGACGCCACCGAGGTTCAGAAACTTTCGTTCGAACTCCAGGAAGGAAAGCTGGGCAAGCTCAGCGAAGCGCAAAAGAAGCGGCTGATGGGGATGGCCGCCGAGCTCGACGCGCTGAACAAGCTGAAGAAGGCCAACGAAGATGACCTGAAGCTGACGGCGTTCAAGAACGCGCAGGCGCTGACCACCCAAACAACGAAGGACGGTTTCGACCAGGAACTGGCCGGCGTTGGTATGGGCGAAAAGGCGCGCGATCGGATGCGCGCAGACCTGGCCATGCGTCAGAAGTACGCCGCCGACGTGGCTGCGCTGAACGAGCAACGCAACACCGGGCAGCTTGCGCCGGATCTGTATGCCAAGCAAACGCAGGTTCTGCAGGATGAGCTGAACAAAAGGCTGCTTGCTCAGGAAGCCTTCTACGCGTCCACCGATGAGCAGCAAGCGAACTGGATGAATGGCGTCAACGAGGCCTGGGCGAACTACGCGGACGCGGCCAGGAACTACTCGCAGATCGCTGCCGATGTGACCTCGACCGCGCTGAACACTGGCACCAGTGAGCTGGGCACCTTCTTCGCCGATGTGGCGAGCGGTGCTGAGGATGCCGGCGATGCGCTGGGGGATATGGTCGGCAACTTCGCGAAGTCGATGCTGAAGGCGCTGGGTGACATGGCGGCGCAGTGGCTGATTTACCAGGGCGTGCAAATGCTTGTCGGTAAAACCACGCAGGCGAGTGCCGCAGGCACGCTCGGCGCGAACGCCGCGGCTATGTCGTTGCAGGCGGGGTTGAATGCTTACGCCGCGACAGCCGCAATCCCGATCATCGGCCCGGCCGCTGCGCCGGCGGCGATGGCTACGGCTCTGACAGTAACGGGTCCGCTTGCTTCCGCCGTTGGCATGACCGCAATGGCTGGCGCTGGCTTCATGGAGGGCGGCTACACCGGTGACGGTCGTCGAGATGAGATCGCCGGCCCGGTTCACCGTGGCGAATACGTGTTCAACGCAGACGCGACAGCGCGTATTGGAGTGGGCACCCTGGAAGCGTTGAGCAACGGGAAGGCCGCTTTGGTCGGGCAATCCGGATCGAGCGCCGGTAGTGGTTCGCCAGCGTCGGCGCCGGCGCCCATCATTTTCAACGCGCCAGTGACCGTTCAGGCTCAGCCAGGCATGAGCAATCAGGAAGCACAGGCGCAGGGCGATTCGATTGGTGCTGCGCTTGAGGCTCGGATGGGACAGTTTCTTGATCGGGAGATGCGCCAAGGCGGGCGACTCTGGAGGCGAGGCTGATGGCGGAGGAATTTATCTACGATGTTGAAGTGGGCGCCGACGGTGACGTCTCCCAGCGGACTTGGGAAAACGAGTTTGGCGACGGTTACGTGCAGGCTGGCGGCATCGGCATCAACACGAAAAGCCAGGTCTGGAATCTCACGCACACCGGCTCGATGGAGCAGGGGGAGGAGCTGCCGCTGATCTGGGCGTTCCTCGATCGGCATGAAGGCTACAAGTCTTTCCTCTGGACGCCACCAGGTGGCGTGCGTGGGCGGTACCGATGCAACGGATACAAACCCCGCTCTGTTGGCCCCGGATTATTCACTCTCACTTTCGCCTTCAAGCAGGTCTACACCCCCTGACTGAAAGCAATGACTGACCCCGCCCCGTGCGGGGTTTGTTGTTTCTGGAGTCCCATGAATTACAACGCCGATATTCAAAAGCTCGAGCCGGGCAACCAGATCCGGCTGTTCGAGCTCGACGCTACACGCCTGGGCGCCAACCTCTGGCGGTTCCACGGTCATGCACAGGAAGGCGACATTGTCTGGCAGGGGCAGCTCTACTCGCCGCTGCAGATTACGGCCAAAGGTTTCGATATTCGTGGGGACGGGCGGCCCGCGGCGCCGACGTTACAAATCGCCAACGAGCTCGGCGGAGTACGCGGCGCAATCACTGCGCTGTGCTTGCAATTCCGCGACCTGGCCGGCGCGAAGTTCACGGTCATCGAAACCTTCCGCCATTACCTGGACGCCGCCAACTTTCCCGACGGCAACCCCACGGCAAGCAATCAGAGCCGGAAAAACATCTGGTACATCGAGCAGAAGACGGAGGAGACGCTCGACTCTCTGACGTTCTCGATGTCCAGTCCTACCGACATGGAAGGGCAGATGTTGCCATCCCAACAGATCACCAAGCTTTGCCGGTGGGCGTGCCGTGGTGGTTACCGCGGCGAGGCCTGCGCCTACACCGGTGCCGCGATGTTCACCAAGAAAAACGAACCCACCGACAACCCCGCGCTCGACCAGTGCGGCGGTTGGTGGAGCAGCTGCAAGCTGCGTGGCAACACGCGCCGTTTCGGCGGCTCCATGGGTGCAAGCCTTATCGCAAGTTCGAGGTAACCAATGCGCATCAATCAAAAGCTGCAGGACGAAATCCGCGCCCATGCGGAGCGCGCTTACCCGGGCGAGGCCTGCGGGCTGCTGGTGAAAATCTCGACCGGTCGCCAGTACGTGCCGTGCACGAATCGCGCGAAGTCGGATCGGGAGAATTTCCAGATCGACGAGCGCGACCAGGCTGCCGCCGAGGACTTGGGCGAGGTGCTGGCCATCATCCATAGCCACCCAGACAAGGCGCCCATGCCGAGCATGGCGGACCGGGTCAGCTGTGAGCTGCACGAACTGCCGTGGGGCATCGTCGGCTGGCCGGGCGGGGAGTTCGAATGGTTCAAGCCGTCGGGCTTCGAAGCGCCGTTGCTGGGCCGCGATTTCTCCCACGGCCTTCTGGACTGTTGGGGCGCCTGCCGCGATTGGTATGCGCGCGAGGGCGGATTGCAGCTTCCGAATTTCGAACGCCACGACCTTTGGTGGGAAGACGAGAACGGGCCGAGCCTGTACGAGGACAACTTCAAGGCCGCAGGCTTTTACGAAGTTGAAGAGGCGCGGCGCGGCGACATGCTGGTGCTGCAGATGCCGACGATCGGGCGACCGTGTTTCCACCCTAACCATGCTGCCATCTATCTTGGTGACAACCCGCACTTTGCCAGCGAGCAAGCGCCGGCGCTCGGCGGATCAGGGCCATTTATTTATCACCACATGCCTGGCCGGCTCTCCAGCCGAGAGGTTTACGGGTGGTCCATGGCCAACCGCGTAAAACTGATCCTGAGGCACAGGGACTACCGACCATGACCATGACGACCATCAAACTCGGCGGCGTTCTGGGCAAGCGTTTCGGCCGCGAGTACCGGCTGGATCTCTTCGGGTTCCGGGACGCGATGAGCGCGCTCTGCCAAATGAAGCCGGGGTTCGAGAAGTTTCTGCGCACCGCCGAGGAGCGAGGGCTGGTGTTTGCCGTGTTCCTCGACGAACGAAACATTGGCGAAGAGGAGCTCGACTTGCGCGGTGCTGGCGCCAAAGTGATCCGCATCATGCCGATCATTCAGGGCAGCAAGTCGGCCGGAGTGTTCCAGACGATCTTGGGTGTGGCGCTGATCGTGGCCGGCCTGTTCACCGGCGGCACCACTTCGGCACTTGGCATGGGGCTGCTCGCCACCGGTGCTGCGGTTGGCCTGGGTGGCGTGGTGCAGATGCTGTCGCCGACGACCAAAGCCAACACCGCCGACAAGAACGAAGACGGCAACAATCCAAGCTATGGCTTCGGCTCGGCGGTGACCACGATCGCCCAGGGGAATCCTTATCCGCTGCTCTACGGCGAGCGTGAGATCGGCGGCGCCGTTGAGTCCGGGGGCATTTACACCCAGGACATTCTTTGAACTGTCATTCAGTTTTGTTCAGGGCGGTGTTGGCTTGGAAGATTGTGTCGAAGTCGAATTAGCCATCGCATCAGCCGGGCTTTCGGGTGTCTGTGCGGGTTTTGGAATTGGCGTAGTGGATTTGACTACCCCTTTCCAGGGCTTTACGACTTTCTCGGCAAGGGATGATCTCGTTGTTACGGTCTCATTATTCTTGGAGTAAACAACCTCTTTTTCTCTTTCCTTGCGCAAACCTTCCTTTACAGAATGTGCCTGTTTTATTCCGGCCAACATTACTTTTGCTGTTTCTGGATTTGTGCAAATGCAGTGTACGTAGTCCAGTTCTTGCACCACCCAAACATCACTGCCGGCCAGTGGCTCCCCGTCTTTATCAGTGGGGTGGATAAAAAATTCTACCGTCATGGTGGCCACGCTCCTGTTCTTGGTCTGCCTGTATATCAAAGGGGCTGCTGAATCAAAAGCTGATTCGGACTTCACTTAATTCAAGCATCAAGTACCACTCAACCCGCTTCGGCGGGTTTTTGCATTATGGAGGGCGCATGAGCGCAGCAGCAAAGAAGTCTTCGCGCACGGCGCCGAGAAAGCGACGCTCTGTCACTGGCAGCAAAGGCGGGCAGTCCAAGCCAAAGCAGCCAAGCATTGCGTCCAACAGCGTTCCGTCGCTGGCCACCGCCCGGCTGGTGTACATCTGGAGCTGGGGCCCGATTGTTGGGCCGGTCGACGGCCTGCGCTCTGTGCGGCTGGACGGCACGCCCATTCAGGCACAAGACGGCACGATCAATTATCCCGTTGTGAAATGGCAGTTCCGCTCCGGCGAGCTTCACCAGGAGCGCCTGTCCGGTGTCACCGAGTCCAGCAATGAAATAGCCATCGGCCAAGAGCTGCGCACGTCGACGCCCTGGCTGTACAGCATCAACAATTCCGTGATTGACGCCGCGCGCGTCCGGCTGAGCTGGCCGACGCTTCAATCTCAGGACGCCAGCGGCAACATCAACGGCGTGCGGATCGACTACGCAATCGATGTTTCTACCGACAACGGTCCCTACGTGACGGTGCTGACCTCGTTCGTCGATCGCAAGAACGTCACCAAATACGAGCGCTCCCACCGGATCGAACTGCCGGACGGCAACCGCTGGACACTTCGCGCCCGCCGCCTGACGCCAGAGGCCAATAGTTCGCTGGTGCAGGACAGCATGTTCATCGAGGCTGTCGCCGAGCTGGTCGACAGCGATCAGGAATACCCGCTCACGTCGGTTGGTTGCATTGAGTACGACGCCCAGCAATTCGGCGGCGATATCGCACAAATCGCCGTGCTGATGCGCGGCCGCATCGTTCGCGTGCCTGCGAACTATGACCCGGTGACGCGAACGTATGCCACTGCCGGCGCCGGGACCAGCGGCGGAATCTGGGACGGGACCTTCAAAGAGGCCTACACCAACAACCCAGCTTGGGTTTTCTACGACCTGGTGCTGCATCCATATTACGGCCTCGGCGAGCGCATCGACGCGACGATGGTTGATCGGTGGTCGCTGTACCGGATTGCGCAGTACTGCGACCAGATGGTGCCGGACGGGAAGGGCGGGCAAGAGCCGCGTTTCACCTGCAACCTGTATTTTCAAAAGCAGGCCGAAGCCTACGCAGTGCTGCAAGATTTGGCTTCGATCTTCCACGGCATGGCGTACTGGGACGGCAGTCAGATCGTCGTCAATGCGGATATGCCGGGCGACCCCGTTTTCAGCTACAGCCCGTCGCAGATCCTCAACAACGGTGCCATCAAATACGACGGCACCCGCTGGCGCGATCGCCACACCACCGCGATGGTGTCATGGGACAACCCGGCGCAGGGCTTCGAAACCGACAAGGAGCCAGTGTTCGATAATGAAGCGATGAGCGAGCTTGGCTCGGTTCGCGAACTCAGCGTGGACGCGTTCGGGTGCACGTCTCTTGGCCAGGCGCAACGCGCGGGCCAGTGGGCGCTGGTAACCGAGCAGTTGCAGACAAGGGGCGCGACGTTCCGCGTGGGTCTTGATGGCGGCATCCCCAAACCCGGCCAAATCATTTCCGTTGGCGATCCGATGCTGGCGGGGCGGGCAAATGGTGGGCGGGTATCTTCTGCGGCCGGACGCGTTATCACCCTCGATCGCGATCTGACGATCCCGACGGGCGCGAGGCTCTACGTCAACCTGCCCAGCGGGAAGTCCGAAGCGCGGGTAATCAGTTCGGTCAACGGCCGGGCAGTCACCGTGGCCGCGAATTACAGCGAAGTGCCAGAGCCGGAGTGCGGCTGGGTGATCGACTTCGACGACCTGAAGGTCATGCAGTTTTACGTCCGCAACGTTACGCGTCCCGAGTGGCATCTGTACCAGCTTGAGGTCATCCAGCATGAGCCGAGCAAGTTCGCGTTCATCGACAACGGCGCCGTCGTCGACACCCGACCAATCAGTGGTATTCCGATCGGTACGCAGGAAGCACCGGCGCGCGTACTGATCAGCCAGAACGTGGTGGTGGAGCAGGGCATCGCCGTCACCAGCATGAGCATCGCATGGGACGCCGCACCAGGCGCGGTGGGTTATGACGTCGAATGGCGGTGGGGTGCTCGGGAGTGGATCAAGATCCCGCGCACTGGCGAGCTGATGGTCGATGTCCGCGGGATATATTCCGGGCAGTATCTGGCACGGGTCCGCGCAGTCAGCGCCATGAACGTCTCATCCGTGCCGACCAACTCGGTGCTGACCGACCTGTTAGGTAAAACCGGCTTGCCGCCGGCGGTTACACACCTCACTGCCACATCTTTGTTGTTTGGGATTGAACTCAAGTGGGGTTTCCCGGCTGGCGCCGAGGATACCCAACGGACGGAAATCTGGTACGGGCCGTCGACTAGCTTGGAGAACGCGACCAAGCTTTCAGATTTGGCCTACCCACAGAAAGAGTATGCAATGCAGGGCCTCCGCGCCGGCGTGACGTTCTTCTTCTGGGCGCGCTTGGTCGATCGCACTGGAAACGTCGGTCCTTTCTACCCGGCAGGGTTAGGAGTCATGGGTCAGTCGAGTTCGGACGCCTCCGCGATTCTGGAGATGATTGCAGGCCAGATCGGAGAGACAGAGCTCGGCCAAGACCTTCTGGATGAGATCAACAAGATCCCAGGGTTGCAGGAGCAGATCGCTGCGCTCGACGGCCTGAAAGGCTACGACCCGGAAGCTACCTACGAAGAGTACGACCTGGTGGTGCAGGGCAAGCGTATCTACCAAGCCACCGGCCCGGTACCGCTCAACATGCCTCCGCCGAACCCGCTCTACTGGCTCGACGTTGGGCAGACCGTCGAGACTGCGAACGGACTTGCCCAGCAGGTCGCGACCAACACCGCCGAGATTATCGAACTTGATGGAGAGGTTACTGCTCAAGCGACAGCGTTTCAGGCCTTGCGCGCATCCTTCCGCGATGACGACGGTGAGGGCGAACTTGCCGACGCACTCAAAGGCTGGAGCAGCACCGCGGCGATAGCAACGGAGGAGAAGGTGCGCGCGTCGGAGAATCTGGCAAGCGCGCAGAAGATCACCACCCTTGATGCCAAGGTTGGCGAGAACGAGGCGAATGTCACTGATCTGCGTCAGACGGTTGCAACTGACAAAGAAGCAACTGCGCAGGCGCTCACGCAGGTAAACGTGAAGGTCGGCGAGAACACCGCCGCTATTCAGGAGACGTCAACGGCGTTTGCGAATACGGACGGAAAACTGTCGACGATGTGGTCAGTGAAAATGCAAGTAACGGCGAATGGGCAGTATGTCGCGGCGGGCATCGGCCTTGGGATCGAGAACACTGGGGCCGGTCTGCAAAGTCAGTTCCTAGTCAGCGCTGATCGTTTCGCCATCGTCAACACCATTGCCGGCGGCGCGATCTCCGTACCCTTCGCAGTGGAGGGCGGGCAGGTCTTCTTGAATACCCTGTTTGTTAAAGACGCCTCGATTGGAAACGCCAAGATTGGTTTCTTCATCCAATCGGACAACTACATCGCGGGTGTTCAGGGTTGGCGCATCGACAAGGCAGGCAACTTCGAGTTGAACAGCCCGCTGGGCGGAGGGGCTCGTCAGGTCATAAACAACAACGGCGGCAAGGTATTCGATGAGAACGGCGTGAAGCGCTATCAGTGGGGGAATTTGAACGCATGAGTTACGGCATAAGGATATGGGGCGCCGATGGGGCGCTCCAGCTGGATGAGAACTCATTCACCATTCGTGTCGTGCTCTCGGTGCAAGTGACCTTCGCGCTTGGATCCAGCAAAGGAACGCAGGACTTCTCTGTTCCCGGAGTCGGACCGGGTAACGGAACAGCAATCGTGGTTCCGATTGGTGCCTATCCGGATTCTCAAATGCAGTTCGAAACGGAGATGCTCGATGGAATTGTCCGGGTTTACAACTACACGCGGACGTACGCGGCGAGCACTACTTCGTCCGGAACCATGCGCTTAATAGTCATGAGGTGGAGCTGATGAGCTATGGCGTCCAGTTCACAAACAACAATAACGTGGTGACTTTAGATTCAGAGTTCTCGCGACTGATGGTCATCTCTTCAGGGCGGTATGCCCCGACACAGGAAGGGGGGCTTGGGTCTGTTACTACGTTTGCACGGCCAGTTACTTCTCAGGAGCCACCACTTGTATTTGTTAGGCCCGACACGTTCAACGGAATAGCAGGGCTTTGCCGTATGAGGCTCCTTGGCTCCGCAGGTAATTGGACTGGCTTTTATGTCAGAGCGTACGACGTCAACGCTGCCGGGCTGAACGGGCGGTACTTTGTAGCAGCATTTGATGCCCAGCCAGTGGCGCAATACGGAATGCGATTGTGGGATGGCGCAGGGAAGCTGCTGTTTGACTCCGGTACGCCGAACGCGACATTTACCCGAGCGTTCCAGAACTGGACCTATGTTCGCTACGACACCAGTCAGCAGGGGCTGACGCGCATCTTCTACAGCGTCCCGTTCAACTTTCCTGAGAACGAATTCATGTTGCTGAATACGTTCGGCATGCCCATGACTTCGGGGAGTGGCATTCCGCGCGAGCTTTATTGCTGGTGGGATTTCCCAAACAACACGCTCTATGCCATCACCGTTGCTGCATCGAACCCCTTCGCTTTTTTCCTGCCGGCAGTGTTCGCAAAACAAGCCGCATGACCCATTTATAGGATGTACTTTATGCCCTGGTACAAATCAGGAACGGTCTCTGTCACCCAGAATTCCAATGCGATTATCGGTATCGGTACCGCGTTCATCGCCAATGCTCGCGTTGGTGACGCGTTTCGTGGTCCGGACGGTGGTTGGTACGAAGTGACCAACATCCCCAGCGACACTGGAATGTCGATCGCGCCGAACTATCAGGGTGCGACCAATGCATCGGGGACCTATGCGCTGGCACCGATGCAGGGCTATGTCAAAGATTCCGCTGATGCATTGCGCGCACTGGTGAACCAATTCGGTGGGGTTCTGGCGGTACTTGGCAATGACCCAACGCTATCGGGTATACGCCAGGCGCTGAATCTTTCAACTACTGACGGTCTACCGGAAGGTGTCACCAACAAGTACCTGACCAACTCTCGCGTTCTCGGCGTGCCATTGACCGGTGTCGACTTGGTAACTCCAGGTGCGATTGTTGCAACGGACACCATCATCAAAGCTCTCGGCAAGCTTCAGGCGAGCAAAGCCGATCTGGCCGGCACGAACAAGGCGGTCGCGATCGATCAGGGAGGAACAGGCGCCAAAACGGCTAAGGATGCCCGGGCGGCGCTTGGCGCGACTGGTCCTAAGAACCTGTTATTGAACCCGCGATTCCGGGTCAATCAGCGTGGATACGTCTCCGGTGCGGCTGCTACGGCTGGGCAGTACACGCTGGATCGCTGGAAAGTGCCTGTGGCGGGCCAGTCTCTGACGTTTGCCGCATCTGGCGCAGGTATGCGCGCAACCTTTCCGGCTGGCGGTTGCGATCAGGTGATCCTTGGCGAAAACGTTCGGGGTGGGATTTATACGCTTTCGTGGGTGGGTACCGCCGTGGCGAAAGTGAACGGCGTCACCATTGCCAACGGCGGTCAGACCGCAACCCTTCCGGCCGGTAGTAATATCACGATCAACCTGTCCGGAGGATGGGCTGAAGATGTCATGTTCCAGCTGGGCAGCGTTGCGACATCGCCAGATGATCAGGGCTATGCGGCCGAGCTTTTCGACTGCCAGTACTACGGCTGGTCTTTATCGCCTAGTGTTGCTGGGCAGCCGGTCTGCTCGGTCACTTTTACGTACAGCAACTACCTGGCTATTGGTGCGTTAAGGTTTCCAAGAGCAATGAGGGTTAACCCTACTGTCAGTTTCTTAGCCGGCTCTCCTCCTTCTTTCACCGTAACGGGCGGCGGTGGCGGCGGAATTCCATTGGACAATTTGCAGGTTGCTGCAATCGGTAAAGAGTCTTGCTCCCTTGGTGCCGCGATATCCACCTCGTTTGCCATAGGCTATGGCACTTTGCTGTGCTTCGGCTCATCCCCCAACCTATTCTTCTCGGCCGAGGTTTGAAATGTACAAGTATTCAGACGACGTGATCCTTCGCTTGTCCGATGGCGCTTACATCCCGAAAGATCCAGAAAATCGAGACTATAAGGAGTATCTGGCCTGGGTTGGGTCCGGAGGGGTAACGCTTCCGGAGTTCTCCGAGGAAGATCTGGCCCGACAGAAGGCTCAGCTGGATGCTTCTGTCGAGAGCTCGTGGCGCGCTAGCGAGCTTCAGGTCATAGCCCGACAGATCGACGCGTTAGAAGAGGCGGATGCTGATGTGTCTCCGCCGGATCTGCTACCCGGCACGAAGCAGCAGTGGCTGAGGTTTCGAGGTCAGGTCAACAACTGGAAAGAAGGA